CGGCCTCGACGCGAATGTCTACCTCTGTCCCGCCGACTTTGACGATCAATGGAGTAGCTCCAAAAGGAAACGGCTGGCGGGGATCGCTCCTCGCCAGCCGTCCATGTTCGTCTGCGTGTCAAGCGATTAGGAGTTGACCAGCACTTGCACGCCCGAGCTTGATGCGTCCGATGCACCCGTTTCGCCACGACCGAGCCGAGCAACGCTCGCCACGACGCTCGCAGCAGTCGGGGTGGCGTTGACGCGGATGTATCGCTTGCGGCCTCGTGTGTCGAGGTTGATCCGCACGACGTTAGAGACACTGGTGCGCGAGCCGCTCGACGGGATAGTGAAGCCGCCGGTGCCACCGCCAACGAGGGCCGTGATGTCAGCGTAGCCGCTACCCGAGGCATCGGACTCTTCGACCTTCAGAGCACGGCAGATCGCGTCCGTGGTGGCAGCAGCCGCCTCAAACACAACGTCGATGGACGCATAGGCAAAGCCCAGCGTATCGATCGTGTGCTGCGCAGTCTGCGCCGTGGTCGTGTCGGCCACGCCAATGAAGGCGTCAGTCTTGGAACGGGCGAGGTGAAGCATTAGCAGGTACTCCTGAGAAATTTAGAATCAGCCGAACTTGAGGGCGACCACCGGGCCAGCCTTGGTGGCACTGCCGAGATCGTGAGCAACCATCGCAACGCGAGCGGTGGCGAAGGTCAGGGTCTGGTCATACTCGATGAACCGGCTGGCGTCGGTCTTGATCGTCACGCCACGCCGCTCGCCGTAGGTCGCCGCCTGGCTCAGGTCACCGAACAGGCAGGCCACGGTGCCCGTGGTGCCGGTCAGGGCGGACTGAAGCGGATGGCACAGGACAACCGGGAAGCCGAGGAACTGGAGGTTCGCACCGCCAGCGATGTCGGCAGCGTTGTTGCCAGCGTTGGAAACCATCAGCCGCAGCATCGAGGAACCGTAACCAGCAGGAGAGATGAAAAACTTCGCGTTCCTGCGGGCGAAAAGCGGAGCCTTCGCGACGAGGCTGGTGAAGTCGGTAAGCGTCAGGGCATCAAACGTCGTCCGGCTTGTAGCCGTCACGACGCTGGCCGCGTGCGTGCCGTCAACAACTGCCGAGGCAACACCGACCGTACCGTGGTATGACGCGCTGCCGTCACCGATCAGACCCGCGTTGTCGAACGCCTCTGCGAACGACTGAGCCACTTCGACCGCCATTGTATCGGCCAAGTTGATAACCGAATCTTCCAGCAGGCTGTTGGGAATTCTGTTGTCGATTCCCCACAACTTCGCGATCAGGTTCACGTTGTCGAAGGTCACGTCGCTGGTCGAGGGAGCAGCGTTCTCGCCAATCGGCCGAGCCGACAGGCCGCTCGTCCTGCGAGCAACGAGCATCGAGTCGGTATTCATGCTCACCCGGCGAAACTCGCTTGGCACCACGCCGTACTCTTCAACGAGCCGGATGATCTCACTGGACAACTCGTCGCTGACGAGCACGCCACCGAGCGAGTTGATCGAGCCAGCCTGAGCACGGCTCTCGACGCCGTGATCCTGGCACCACCGACGAGCCTCGGCATCGCCGAGCTGGTAGCCCTTCAAGTGCATTCCGGCACGGTACGCTCGCTCTTCGGCGTTGGGTCCTGCGAACGCCTTGAGACGGCCGGTGGCACGGGGGATGGCGTAGTTGCGGTTTTCCACGGCGGGGGTCTCCTTGACCTCGGGGGCTTGAACCGCCTTGACGGGAGCAGCCCGCTCAAGAACGGCACGCAGTTCGATCTGCTTGGCTTCGATCCGCTGGAGCAGTTCGATCTGCTCACGCAGCTTGGCGGCTCGGGTTTCGAGTGAGCGGAGTTGTGCTTCCTGCTCTGCGCTCATCGCTTGAACGTCGTCCACGGCGAGTGGCATTCCAGAAGTCGCTTCCATTTCAGCGACCACGGTGGCGAGTTCGTCGAGCAGCTGCTTGAGCTTGTCCATGCTAAGACTCCTGTGTGCGGGATGCGGGCGGCCAACGCTGCCCACACACTGAAACTATTAGCCGCATCCCCCACCCATCCAGAGAAAGGGCCGCGAGAGTAAACTAGCCACGCATCCGTCGCACCTCGACGGCATTCAGAACGTGCTTGCCAGTGCAGCCGCACGAGTCGCAACGCAAGTACCGAATTTGGTACTCGCCCTGTCGCTGGCTGCTTGCGATTTGCAGCCGCCCGCCTCGGCACCTTACGCACGAATCGCCAGTCTTAGCGGCCATGCTTGCGGAGGTACTCGCGTAGGGCTGTGGTTTTCTGTGCCATCTCGATTCGCACCGCCGTCGATGCCACGGCCTGCTGCCGGTACGCATCGAACGAACGCTTCGCCACGCTGACGTCCGCATCTGGGTACGCAGGAAATGTCACTGGCCCCACGTCGATCAAGCTGTCGATCTTCGTGACCGTGCGGATACTGCGACCATCCTCGACGCTCCACGACTCGCCGCCGGGGGCAATCTGGAAACTGAACGAACTTCCACGCACGATGCCAGCGTCGATGTTGCTGGCGAGGTCACGGCCATAGGTTGTGTCGGGCACCTTGAACTCGTACCGCAGGCCGATCTCGTCCACATTCATCCGCAGCGTGCCGGGATAGCGGGCGAGCGGATAGTTTGCGTCGTGGTTGAACAGAGCCCGCGTCTCTAGCGGTCGCTTGCGGCCACGCCGCTCGGCAACGATGCCGAATGCGTCTGGGGCAATTCGCTCTTGGAAGTCTCCCAGGTTGAGCGAATTGACGCCAAATTTTGCAGCGTAGCCGACAATCCACCGGCTCTCGGCTGCATCGCCTTCCGCACTACGAGACTCCACATGGAGCAGCGGCAGGGCGTCAGAATCCTCTTCGTATAGGCTGCGTCGTTCGATCATGCTGCGGTTCTCCTCATCTGCGGCGTTTAGTTGTTCAACTAGTTTGCGTGCCCATGCGTAGCCTGGGTCTGATCCCCACAGCGCCCACGCGATGCGGCCATTGCTCGGGAAACCTTCTTCACCGGGCGACCAACCTTTGCCCTGCTTGTCCACTTCGTGACGGTCGAAATACGCTTTCATCCTTCGTGCGGTATCGGGCGAAATGTTCACTCCGTTCGACAGGTCGCGTGCCCGCGCGATGCCGACTGCCGTACCACCGCGACCGTACTCGCTGCGCCAGTCGAGCCCCTTCTGAGCCTCGCTTCGCACGCCTGCCGGTGGCGTGAAATCGATGTGGTCATACTTCGCCATCGGTGTTCTTTCTGCGAGTCCGCTTCTTTGGCTCAGGTAGCGTCTTGTTCGTGATCGTCTGCGGCGAGTCATCGACCCACACGTCTACGTTGATGCCAGCCGCCTGGGCCGCGTCAGCCTTGAGCGTGTCGCCGCCAACAAGCAGCACTTGCGAGAACGCTGGGGCGTAATCGCCCAGCGTATCGGTCACAGTCTGGCGATCCTCTGGCGTGTCTGGGCGACGAGAAATCATCACGACTGTGTTGCCGTCCGCGACAGACTTCGCAGCAAACTCACCCCACAACTGCGGATCAGCCGCGAACGTGCGGTCAAAGTCGATTGAGATCGTCATAGCACGGGATTCAGTCGGCTCAGACCGTGCCGCTGAAGCCAATGAAACCGGACCAGCTGCTGGAGCCGACTCGCTCACGCCTGCGAGAATCGACGCAACCTGTGGAGCGGTGATGCTCGGGAACGACGCGGCGATCAGTGCTGCTGCCCCATCCTTCGTGATAAGCCCCGCAGGAACTTGTGAGATGATCTGAATCAGCCCCGCGATCTGTGCCTCATTCAGCGAGACGTCAGATACTTGCGGAGCCACGGGATCGGCTGGCTGGCCTTGCTGTGCAGCCGCCACGCCGCCCTTGACCGCTTGTCCGTCGATTCCGCTACCCGGCTGCTGCTGAGCCAGAACGTCGTTCACAGATGGCATCGCACCCAGCGTGCCCATGTTGAGCGGGCGATACCGCTCGTCGCCGCCTTCGACAGGGTCAAGGTTCTCGCTGGCTCTGATGTCGTTCGTGCTGACAACGCCGATGTCCCACATGGCACGGTAGTAAGCCGACCGGCTCGCGGCATCGCCACGCAGCAAGCCACGCACGTCGAACTCGGCAAGGTACTTCTCGTCGTCAACGATCAAGTCGCGGAGGAACGCAGACTCAAAACGACGCAGCCACGGCATGATCGTGTGAGTGACAAACTGAATCTCGCTCTGCGGTGAACCCTGCTCAAGCCCAAGCAGATAGCCTGGGATGCGGAACAGCCTTGCGATCTCGCGAAGCTGGTGCTCTCGTAGCTCCAGGTACTGCGAATCAGTGTTGCTCGCATACGGCACTTCGTATGGCTTCAGCCCGCCCGTCAGCACCGCCGTTTCGTGAGCGTTGTGCGGGCCGCGATGCTTGCGGTTCCAGTTCTCTGCCAACTCGCGGCGGGCCTCGGCGTTGAGTTGGTTTTCAGTGGATAGGATGAACCCCGGTCGGGCACCGGCACCAAAGAACCTCGCCCCGTGAACCTCGCACGCCCGAGCCAACGCAATCGCCTCGCGGCACTCTTCGACAATCGAGATGCCGTGAACGCCGTCGTCGCTCGGCCCACGCATGTGCAGAATCTGCTCGTCGGAATAGACCGTCTGGCGACCCCCTGCTTCGCGGTACGAATACCGCAGCCTGCCGTTCTCTAGCGTCTCGACCTTCATGCGGCTCGGATGCAGCGGCACGATCTGGTCGATAGCACCAGACGCCCCCGGAACAAGCTCAGAGAACGCATCGCCCCACAGAGCAACGTGCATCACTGCCTGCTCTCGCCACTCAAAACTCGTCTGCCAGTTATTCGGCTGGCTGTGCAGCCGTCGATAGAGCGGCAGTTCGCGGGCGAGTCTCTTACCGCCGCTCTCCGTTCGCTCAAGCAAGTGCAGCGGCAGACCGGCAACCGTCTCGGCGAGGATTCGCAAACACGAAAACACAGCCGCGACCGATGTGGCATTCTCGGGTGTGATCCGCACGCCAGCGGGCGACCGACCGCCGTCGTCGTCCCACGAACGCTCTTCACCGGGGAGCCAGAGGATGCGGTTTTCAGCGATCATATGAAAAAGATTTCGGGGGTTGAGGCGGGCGATTGTTCGTTTCGCATCCAGAGGCCGATGCCTTGGCAAAGTGCCACGATGCCGTCAATTCGCTCAGTGCTCTGCGCCTTGCTCGGAAAAATGTTGCCGTGGCGATCCTCGTGAATGGCTGCGTTTCCAGCGTTCCAAGTGAGCACGGGGTGACCGGCGTGCCGCATCCGTCCGTTCAGCATGAGGTTCTCTAGCGTCTTGGCCGGTGCCGACATGCCTGGGCCACCTTGCGACCATCCTGACACGGTTAGCCCATCCCCTTGCAGCATGTTCGCCAGCATCTGGGCGTTGAACTTCATGTCTACGGCCAGCCCTCTGACGTTGTATTCTTGGCAGATTTGCGTGATGTCACGGTGCAGAGTGGTGTAGTCAGTCACGTTTCCTTCCGTCACGCGGATATGCCCGTCACGAATCCAGCCGAGGTAGTCAACCTTGTCCCGCTGTGCCCGCTCAACGGCGTTCGCCTCTGGAATCCAGAAGAACGGCAGCACGTCGATTGAGTTGTCGGACGGGTCTGGGCACACGAGCACCAGGGCGCTCAGGTCATACGTGCTGGCAAGGTCGAGCCCAGCGTAAACAGGGCGATCACCGAACGGTCGCAGCGGATTGGCGCACGCTCCCCATGCAGCAGGCGAGATCCACCGCGTGTCCTGTGTCGTCCAAACATTGAGCCGGTATCGCAAAAAAGAGTTGAGCTTGGTCGGCGACTGCTCTGCCTCTCTGGCGTCAGCCTTGAACGACTCCAGCGTGATCGTCTCGCCGAGGCTCGGGTTCGCCGCCTTCCACGTCTCCTCGTTCTTCCAAGTGCCATCGACTCCGCACTCTTGCGGGGCCGCATAGATGCAGCCGTAGAAGGCAGGGTCAAACTTCGGGTCGGCGATGCACTTCTCAGCGTATTGATGCTGTTCCCAGCAGATCGAACGGCGGTCATATCCAGCAGTCGTGATCGACAAAATCAGCGGCTGTCGCCTCGCGGCACCGCCGTATCGGAGTGCGTCCCAGAGCCGCCTGTCGCGCTGAGCGTGGAGCTCGTCAAAGAGCAAGGCGTGGATGTTCAGCCCCTCTGCCCGAAATGCGTCAGCGGACAGCACGCGATAGAAAGAGTTGCTCGCCTTGTGAATGATGGTCTTTCGCGAGTCGATCACCTCTAGGTGCTTCGACAACGCTGGCGAGGCTCGCACCATCGCAGCTGCTTCGCGGTAGATGATTCCTGCCTGCTCACGGTCACATGCCGCACCATACACCTCGGCACCAGGCTCCGAGTCAAACATGGTCATGTATAGGGCGATGCCAGCGAGGGTGGTCGATTTTCCTTGCTTCTTGGGCAACTCGATGTATCCCACGCGATGCTTTCGCGTCTCGTCGGCGTTGAGCTCTCCGAACAGGCCACGCAGCACACGCTTCTGCCACGGCAGCAGCATGAAGTTCTTGCCTGCCGTCTGGCCTTTTGAGTGCCGCAGGATTTTCTCAAAGAACTCGCAGACGCGAACGTACTTTGCCTGACCGGCTGGCGTTAGCTCAGGCTCCGTGGACTTTGAAGAAGTCGGAGACTTCGTCCGTTGGCTTTTCTTGTGAGCCACCAAGTCGTGCCCTTGAGGATGGAGTCAGCCCGAACTCTGCCATGATCTGCACTTGCAGCGCGACCAGACTGCGATACAGCGAGCCTGCTGGGTTTGGCTTCACGCCACCGAGGTCGGTGTGCATCACAACGCCAGAGGCTCGAAGTGCCAGCAGGCATGACTGAGCCGCAGCATACACCTCGCACAAAACGGCCAGAGCCTCGCCGTCTGCCAGAGTGATCGTGCCGAGTCGTTCAAGCAGCGGAATCATCTCCTGCCACTTTTTAACAGCCGCAGGATCAACCATGAGCCTAGCTGGCATCGCGGGCACACCTGCGGGCGACTCCAAATCGGGCCGAATCTTGCGTTTTCCGGGATTGCCCATCAAACGCTCGACGGATGCGGGGCGTTTTTTCGGGCCTGTTTTTGCCATGGTGAAAACGTGGCGGCAATCTGCGGACGCACGCCCCTAGG